AATCTTACTGCATAAGGAAGATAATGCAAATTTAATCCAAAAAAGCCACCGCTTATTTTTTTAAAGGGTAAAACTAAAGGAAACTTATCCCAGTAAGGTAAAGTTTCTTTAAATTTTGCATCGTAAAAAAACATGTACATTGCACCAGGTAAGATTTGATTGGTTAGTTCTGGAGCATTCGACATTAACTTATTTGGTCGCACATCTTTAAGAGTCCTAATCTGGGTCTGATACCAGTTAAGGGATTTCTGTGCATCACCTGCTTTAAGGCGAATATCGGCAAAAGGATTAGTAGAGGTAGCCATATGAATATTTATCCATTAAATACCAAGGTCCTTTTCGGTTAAAACCATGAATTTCATATTACGATCTACGCAATATTCATTAGCAGCCTTCCATTTAGATTGATTGACCCCATATTGAAATACCTCGTCTATAAATCTCTTAGTTTGCCGTTTAGGTATTTCTGGGGGCTTTGTGAATCTCTCTGGTTTTATTTCGACTAAATATTTGGTAATTATACCTTTTTTATCTTGAACTTTTATATAGAAATCAACATAGTACCGGTGCACTTTATTATCTACCGGGGACTTATAAGGAATAATCATGGTTTCAGACCCCCATTCTAATACAGACGGGTTGGTATCGCACCATTTCATGAATTTTAATTCCCAAGATGATCGATAAATGACATCATGAACGTCACCTCTATACTTGGAAGGGTTAATTACTCTGTAACGACCCTTGTAAGTTGCTTTGTACATAACGGATAAATATAACGTAATTTACTATTTATGGAATATTAATGGCCTCCTATTCAGATTACGTAGATTCTACACAGAGAGAATATACAAACCCGTCTCCATTTAAACTTGATGTTGGTAAATATGATATTAACACTACTACTTACCCTTCGGATTTAGGGGCGCCTGATCTTGCACATTTTGTGTTGTTTAATATAAATGTAAGAGGTAAGTCAGAATTAGATAAAAGTCAAATAAGGGATGGAAACGGTAATTTAAGAGAAGAGCTGGCAATAAGCCGAGGATCTGATTCAGCCAATCTTACTAAAGAACAAATAGCAAGCCCGACAATAAGAGGTGCAACTTTTACAGCTGCTGGTGCTGCGGCTGGAATTGCAACAACATCTCTAGTTAATAGTGCATCAAAAGCTGTTTTTAAGACCGGGGGCGCTGCTGCAAATGTTGCATCAAAAGCAAGTACAGTTATAGGGGCTGGTGTAGGATTAGCTGTTGGTGGTGCAATGTTGGCCTCTGACATTTTAAAACCTGATAAGACTTATAGAATTACAGATGCAATTGCACTTTATATAGATGCCCCTCCTACAGTTAAATATAATATGAATTATGCTAATAAAGATCTAGGTACTTTATTAGGGGTACTAAGTGGTGGGGTGATGGAGAATATTGGTAACCTTGGAGGTGAATCAGGAGTTGCTATAGGAGCTACATTGGCAAAATTACCTGGAGCGTTTGGTGCTGCTGATGTTGGATCAGCGTTAAGTGTATCAACAGGTACAGCACTTAATCCATTTAAGGAGGTAGTTTTTGAATCTGTAGACTTTAGATCTTTTGCATTTAAATATAAATTTTTTCCTAAAAGTCAGGGTGAAGCAGATAGTGTATTTAAAATAATTAAGACATTTAAAGAACATATGCATCCTCAAATGTCAGATGGAAAATTGTTCTTTATATATCCTTCAGAATTTCAAATTACCTATTTCTTTGAAGGAGGACCAAATCATTACTTTCATAAATTTAAGCCTTGCGTTTTAGAATCTTTAGATATAAGTTACGGGGGAGATCAATTTTCTTCTTTTGCCGATGGTACACCAACAGAAATACATTTAAGTATGACATTTAAAGAAAATGAAATTCTTACAAGAAATAGTATTAGGGATGGTTATTAATGTATTTTAAAACCTTTCCTTATACTTACTACTCTCTTGATGATGTTGCAACAACTCAGATTGTAACTAATATATCTCTTCGTGTTCGTTTAAGTGATGAATTAAAAAACAATTTTTCATTATTTGATAAGTATGATATTAAAGATGGTGAAACACCAGAGATACTTGCAGATAAGTTTTATAGTAATCCACAATTGCATTGGATTATTTTACACACCAATGATATTTTAGATCCTAGATTTGATTGGCCTTTAACTACCAACAACCTTGTTTTATTTGCACAAGGTAAATATAACAATGTTAATGCACCCCATCACTACGTAGACGCTAATAGTATTATAACAAACGCAAACGTTTATTTAAATTCTAGTTCGCAATTTACAAATTTTAATAATAATGATGTTATTGTTAATGTAACTAATAATGGTACAGGAGTTATAACTAAACTACAAAGTTATTCAAATATAATAGTAACCGTAACCGATGGTGGGTTTATTACAGGGGATAAAATTACTTTAAGTTCTAATGCAAATGCTAATGCTAATATAACCTCAACCTCAATTATATCAGGTACCCCAGTAACTAATTTACAATATGAAAATACTTTGAATGATACTAAACGTAAAATTAATATCTTAAAAAATCAATATATTGATTCTGTTATTAACGATTTTAAAATTAAGTTGAGTAGTCTATGAGTGCAAAGGAAGGCTTGCAGAAAGCCGGCGAAGTAAAAATTGAGGAAATTAAATTAATTACCTCTGGTAATGATATTATAGATATATCTGAATTTTTGGTTGAACTTAATATATTTGAAGACATTTTTACTAATTATATGTACGGTACAGTAGTACTTACCGATAGTAGAAATTTAATTGATAAGTTTAATATTCATGGGGAAGAGTTATTAAATGTAAAACTAAGAACCCCTACCTTTCCAGACACTGCAGTAATTAAAAAAACTTTTAGAGTTTTTAGACTTTCAGATAGAGAGATAGTTAGAGATACCAATACACAGAATTTTGTATTACATTTTGTATCCCAAGAAGTATTTTATGATGTTTTATTACCTTTATTTGTAGCAAGAGAAGGTGTAATTTCCGATGTAGTAGGTGATCTATTTACAGACTTTATTGCAACTACACGTAACTTTGATATTTCAGAAGCTAATGCAGAAATTAAAGAGAACGAGCAATCCAGCGAATTAATTATTTTAAACGAAACATCTAATAAAATTAAATTTGTTTCCCCAGGTTGGTCACCGTTTAAATGTATTAATTGGTTAGCATCAAAATCTATCTCAAAAGACGGAACAGCAAAAAACTTTATATTTTTTGAATCTAATAAAAGTTTTTATTTTGGAACTATAGAAAATTTATTTAGACAATCATCAGAAAACAATAATTATATTGGACGTTATCGAATTGCAGCCTCTAACATAAGAGAGAACGAACAAGAGCAGGATATTAACCGTGAGTTGTTTCTTGCTAAAAATGTCTCAATGATTGAAACTACTGATTTCATTAAAAATTATACCAACGGGTACTTAGCTAACCGACTGGTATATCTTGATGTATTAAATAAAGAGTATGAGTTAATAGATTATGATCATGTAACAGATTTTGAAAAACAATATCATACTTCTGGTGACGGTAAAAAAGCAACTCCTATTTTTGGTAAAGATACATTTAGAAATGCAGCAACTAGTATAAGTTTTTACCCTAAAAATCCAAAATTGTTTGATGGTGTTCCAGATAACATAAGTGAAAAAATGGGCGAGATTTACGGTAATCGTTTATCTAGTATGCTTGAGTTAACCAATATAAAGATGAATATTACGATACCAGGTCGTACTGATATAGAAGCCGGCAGAATGTTGTATTTTGAATACCCTGCTTTAGGTGCTAGAGAGCAGGGAGATACATCAGAGGATATGCAGGATAAACAATATTCAGGATATTATTTAATTACTGCTATTCATCATAAAGTTAATAAGTTAGAACACATGATGACATGTGAAATTGTAAAAGATTCTTTAGACATTGATAAAAACACTTCTAGTACATAATGCAAAAAATATTTAATAAAGATGGTTTTAATTGGTGGATTGGGGTCGTTGAGGACCGCATGGATCCAGAGAAACAGGGTAGATGTAGAGTAAGAATCTTTGGCTATCATACCGATAGTAAGGAACTTTTACCTACTAAAGATCTTCCCTGGGCAATACCTATTCAGCCAATTACGTCGGCGGCAATATCTGGTATAGGATCATCCCCACTAGGACCTGTAGAAGGTAGCTGGGTAATTGGTTTCTTTTTAGACGGGGAAGACTGTCAACAACCGGCTATATTTGGTACAATAGCTTCAAAGGCTGCTAAACAAGCGTTTGCACAAATAGAAGAGCCTGCATTAGTTACCAATAATAACGATGGTTTGTTAAGAGACGGTAATGGCAATGTTGTACTTGATGGTAGTGGTAATCCCGTTCAGGCAGGTACGCCGTCGGTTGAAGGTTGGGTACTCGGTCAAACATCAGAAAAATATGAGTCTGGCGGTAAAGGTCCTAGTGCTATTAATGACTATAAAGGAGCTGCAGGGGGCGATTTAGGTGGTGCATCATACGGTACATATCAACTTGCCTCCTACCTACCTGCAAATATGACAAATGGTCGATCTAGACCATCGGCTAAAAATTCACCTGTAATGCAGTATATTACTAATTCTAAATTTAAAGATAAGTTTGCTGGTCTTGAACCTGCAACCTCTGCCTTTGATGCAAAGTGGAGAGAGGTAGCATTGTCTAATACTACTGCATTTAATGAAGATCAACATAATTATATTAAACGTAAATATTACGATGTAGCGGTAGCTAATTTACAGCGCAATGGATTAGATTTAACCAAGTACGGGCCAGCTGTCCAAGATTTAATTTGGTCAGGTGCAGTACAATTTGGTCCTGCTAACGTTAGGGCTTTTGTAGAGACGTTGAGAGGTAAGAGTGAATTAACAGATAAAGATATTATTAATATAGTAGGGGAGTGGAAAATAAACAACGTCGATACCTTGTTTAAATCTAGTTCCCAATCTATCAAGGATGGGGTTAAGACTCGTTATAAGTCAGAAAAACAAGCATTACTAGCACTAATTAAATAATGGATACATCACTAATAGCCACAACCATACAGGGTTCTCTACAGAACTCTTTATTTAATAAGCTTATTGCTTTAAATTTAAACATATCGGATTCTACTCTAAGAGCTATTGTTTCAAGGGTAGCAGAATTATCAGCACCGGCAATTATTCAACAAGTTGCTAGTTCGGCTAATTTTCAAATGAATGATATTCCTAAAAACTTAATAGGTAATATCAACCCAGTTAATATCATATCAGGTAATTTAAATTCTGCCGGGTTACAAAATAATTTAAATGGGTTAATACAATTTCAACTTTCTTCACAGACTACTGATAAGGTAGTAACTGCTTTAGAAGGTCAATTAAAATTGGCGCTTCCAAAAGATAAATTAGGTTTAATTAATTTTGCCGGTATTGCAGCAACTCTTACTCAATCTTTAACTCCTACCATTAATAGTGCTATTAGTACTGCTCTTGGAGGGTTTACTGATTCCTTATTCGGTAGAAATATAGATCCTAAAGCAACCATTAATAACATTACCTCGTTATTTTCCTCCAAAGACCCGGTTGCTGCTCAAATAAATGTAAATCAACAATTTGATAATTCTCTTGCCAATAAAGCTTTACTAGAAGCTAAAAACTTTGATATCAACTCTGCAGAAAATAATGAAAAATTAGCTGTATTAAAGACCGGGTTTACTGATCCAAATGCAAACTACCCTACAAAGGAATATGCAGGTGCTTCTGAAACCAATAAACTTGCACAAGGTGACCCTAAAGGTACTGTAGTTCAGGAAAAAAATAACAGTCGTATGTTAGGGGCAAAACTACCTAATGGTAATGCTTGGGATCAACCTGAATCAGCTTACCGCGGGGCATATCCCTATAATAAAGTTACCCAAACTGAATCTGGTCATATTATCGAGATAGATGATACCCCAGGTGCCGAGAGACTTCATATCTACCATCGCTCGGGTACTTTTATTGAAATAGATAATAACGGGTCAATGGTAAAAAGAGCGGTAGGCTCTTCGTACGAAATTATAGATCGTAATGGAAAAATTGCAATTGCAGGTAGAGCAGACATATCAGTAAACGGTGCCTGTAACATTTATGTTGGTAATGATGCAAATATTGAAGTTGACGGGGATACAAATATTACCTGTCATAACGACATTACTGCCCAAGCCGGGGGCACATTTAACCTATCGGCTGTAGAAGAGTTTAACATAGCAAGCGGTAATGTAAATATTGAAGCTTATAATATTATGAATTATAAAGCAGCTACTTTAAATATGCATTCAAGTGATAACATGCATATGTTAAGTAACGCTGATATTAAGGTACAAGCAATTAACCTATACGATAAACTATCTGGTTCTGTTTATATGCAGGCCGACGGTGATATTAATTCTAAAGCTGCAGGAGAAAACAGAGTAGAAGGTAGTTCTGTTTACTTTAATTCTGGTAAGGCTGAAGATTCAGCACCAAGTGTAATAGCCGATGGGGCAAACATTGGTGTAATAAGTGGTAGAAAAGATGTTCAGGATAACGATAAAGATGACCCACTTGCTCTTTCTTTAGCTGATAATGTATCGTTATTATTAGAGGAAGAAACCTCAACCGAAAATGACATTACTGCCCAGCATAATTTAGTTATTAGTCAAGGGTTTGCTTCTTCTGCTGATTTAAACGCAGCTGCTACTACCTTAGATAGTTCTAACATATCTTCTGAACAAACTCAATTTGTTGAACCTAATGTTGAACTCAAAAAGGTAACCCAACTTCCAGGTAACTATAACTTATCCCCAAATTTTACTGTAGAGATGTTATCAAATAAAGCAGCTGTTACACGAGACTCAATTAGAGCACATAGTATATCTTACGGACAAATTGTATATAATTTACAAGGTATAGCACTTAACGTTTTAGAGCCAGTTAAAAAGTTATATCCTAATATGTTTGTATCTTCTGCATTTAGAGATCCTGGTAATGCTTCAAACGCTAAGACCTCCCAGCACCCGCTAGGCCAGGGCGTTGATATTCAATTTAGAGGTGCAAATAAAAAAGACTACTATGAAATTGCACAAAAACTTGCACGGGTGTTAAAATACGATCAGTTAATTTTAGAGTTTTGTAATTATACTAATAACCCATGGGTGCATGTATCTTATTCTGTAGATAGAAATAGGTCACAAGTCCTTACATTCAGCAATCATAAGAAACATTCGGATGGGTTATCCCAGTTAGCATAATGTCAGGAGTTGTAAGATTAGGGGATTTATCATCCGGGGTTGCAGAAAATCCTGCAGACCCCTGGCCGGCTACTGCTTTAGTAAACACCGGACAAAGTTCAGTATACGCCGATGGAATTTTGGTTGGTGTAGTAGGCGGTAGTTTTGCAACTCATACTAAAGGTAGAACTACACACCTTGTAGACGCGCAGAGGGTAATAACTAGTGGTAGCCCTGATGTATTTGTGGAAAATAAACCACTTGCAAGAGCAGGAGACTCGGTTGCAGATGGTGATCAATGTGTTGGTTGTTCATCAGACGTCTTTGCAAATTAGTATAAAT